TATTCTGATAAAATTCCCATTAAGTTTTCATCTATAGGTCGAGCTGCTTTCTCTTGAGCAGTTGCTGATTTTTTATAAACTCTAGCTGGCGTTTTTTCAAATTTTGTTTTTATGGTTTTATTTTTAACTATATTTACAAAATTATTTAAGTAGGGGTCTAATCTTAATTGTAAGCTATTGTAAATCTGTAGAGCAGGTGATATCAATTCAACTTCTGCTCCTGCTCCTACAAACCTTCCAGTTTTTGCTAATCTACCTGCACCTTCTCTTCTTGTTACGGAAAGAGGTATATCATGTGCTTTGTCAAACTGTAAAAGAGTTATGTTTGGAACAAGTTCTCCAGTTTTTTTATTTAATACTTCTAAATAAGGTTTATATTGAGGATTTTCATAAAGTTGGTTAAATCTTATTCTTCCCAAAGAATTGGCTTTGTTTCTATCTAATTCTAGTTTTGCATACTTTTGAAAATTATCTATGTCTGCATCTCCCATGTATTTATTCATAAATTCAATAGTGCTTAATTTTTCATTACCTGTAGTTTCTTTTATGCTTCTAAATTTGTCATACATATAGTCTTTAAAAAGGCCAAAAGGCGTGACAGGGTCTTTGATTCCTGCTTCTTCTCTCAAGGCATTCATTTGCTTAAAATAATTTGTTTCTTGATCTGTTTGTAAAAACAATTTAGTTAGGTCTTTTTTCTTTGTAAAAATTTCCGCAGCTTCTTTTTTAAATAAATTTTTAGCTGCATTGCCTGTTCCAGTTGTTGGATCAAAAGTTACTATTTTTGCTCTTAACTCTTTAAGATCAGGATTTCTTGCTAAAAAATTTTCAAAGCCGTCTTGACTAAATTCTAGTTTTTGAGCCAAATCTTTTTGAAATGTAAAAGTTTTTCCCTCTTCTATAAATTTATTCAGTGCTTCTTTTACTGCTATATATTTTTCAGGTCCACCTTTGTATCTTCCAGTTTTTTGATTAACATTAAGTTGTGTAATTTTATTTTGATCTATTCCTAAGAAAGGACCATAACGTTTCTCATTAAAAGAAGATGTGACCACAGGATCTATTTTACCGTCATAGGTTATTAAAGTATTAAGCTTATTATCTCTAGCGAGACCTGTTAAAGTGGTATTAAGATTTTCTATAGGGGTGTTGTTAATTATTTCTGCTAGTTTAAATAACTCATTCTTCTTATCTTCTTTAAGAAAACCTTTGCCTCCATCAAGACCAAAATACACTTCTGGAGATCGCCCTTCTTTATTTCTACCTAATCTAGCTTTGATAATTGTATCAGATGTTTTTTCTAGTTCACCCGTCTCATCAGCTTGTTTTAAAAGTTTTTTAGCTTCACCTATCTTACCCGCACGAAATGCTTTTACAGCCAAACGTAATGGTCCGGTGACCACGGTTGATATTCCTAGTGTCGCTAAGTCAACTGTATCGACAATACCAAAGAGATAATTGACTAAATCATCTCCACGTAAGTCACTTACTCTGACTTCACCCCTTGCTACTTTGTTATGAATAGCTGCGGTATCGTTAAAAAAGAATCCTCTAAGTTGATTAAATCTATCTCCTAGTGTTAAAGGATCAAAATTTGTATTTGCTCTAATTTCATCATACAATCTCTTTAATTCAGGTTGTCTTCGTTGGGGTATTAATTTATTTATTTCATCTATTTCATCTGCATAACGTTGAAGTGTTATTTTATTATCTTCGTCTTGTTCTCTTAAACCTGCGCTCTCCTCATCAGAGGTAGCTGCAATATTTAAAGGACCTGTGGTAAGACCTGCTTTAGCAAAAGACGAAGATACTAGTTCTACAGCTTCTTCTAATACATTAGGTTTTTTTGGTGCTGTAAGGAAAGCAGGTAGTTGATTAATACCTTCAGCACTATCATCAAAGAAAGGTTTTATTGAACTATTTTTATCTGGTCTTGCCATTAGTAATATTCTCGTTGAATCTTGGGTAAGGGTGCATCTACATAGTCATCACTCAGGCGTAAGAAATTACCCTGTCTAAAACGCATTACGGCCTGTGTCATGCTATCCACCAAGTCATCATGATCTCCATAGGGGAATGCTGCACATTCCTCGATTACATCCTCCGACCATCTTGTGTCGGGTGTCCATATCATACCACTTTCGAACAACGGTGCAACAGAATTAACCCTGACATGCTTATCTTGTCCTCTGCTAGGAGTATAGTTGACGACAGGGACTCCTATCTGTCTTAGCTCGTGTGTTAGGGGTAGACCCGATGCTTTCGCTTCCACGATCACCGTTTCGGGTTCCCAGTATTTATATTCTTTAAATGCAATTTTTTTTAATTCAGGAAAGTCCCACCGACCCCGCTTCGCATCCATGAGTATCAGATGAGCGACATTGTTGGCTTTGGGATAAAACACACCCCACGTGGTAATAGCAGAATAGTCAGCCGTCTCTCGTTTACTGAACGCTGTATCGTAACTTTGTATAATATGGTGGAGTTCAGGTATATCTTTCTCTTCCCACATTTGCCACCACTCTCGTTTAATAATACTACCTTCTTGTGATACGGGAGCCTGTTGCCATTGTGCATTCCACTTAGCCGCGGACAGCGAGGCTTTGACGGACTCTAACTCTTCGAGCTTCCAGAATCCTGGCCAAACGGGTTTGTTACTAGGCATGATAGCAGGGAACTCTACAACTTCCCATTGATCTGCTTTAGTTCTCCTTGTTTCTTCATTAACTTACCTGTGAGATCTTTTACCGACCAACGGGTCATAACAATAACGATTGCACCCCCTGGCTGTAAACGCTGACGAGGACCTGAGGTATACCACTCGTATGCTGAATCGAGGGCCGTGTCGCTTAGTGCGTCTTGCTCGGAATGAGGATCGTCAATAATTAATAAATCAGCACCACGACCAGTAACCGCACCTCCTGTACCAGCAGCGAAGTATTCTCCTCCTTGAGACGTTTCCCAACGACCAGCTGCCATACTATCGGGTTGTAATTCAGTTTTAAAAATTTTTTTATATTCTTGCGTTTCCATAAGGTTCCTGACTTTACGTCCGAAGCGAATAGCAAGTTCTCCAGTGTGAGTGGTTTGCATTATCTTTGCTTTAGGTTTTTGGCCCACGAACCACGCAGGAAAGAGAAAGGACGCAAACTCAGACTTAGTGTGTCTAGGTGGCATATTAATAATTAATCTTTTTAATTTTCCAGATGCAATATCTTCAAATTTTTTTGCAATAATTTTATGGTGCTTGCCTTCTTTGAACTCTGGCCAAACATTTCTTACGAATGGTAAAAAATTTTTCTGAGACTGTTCTTGAACAGAAAATTCTAATTTTTTTATTTTTAATTTTTGTGCAAGTAATTTGGCTTCTTCGGTGGTTAAGGTTTCTATAGATTCCATATTTTTTCAGTTGCTGGCTGACTGACTGTAAGTTGCCTAGCCTTCGGCTGTCAAGTCCGTGCCACCACATTTAGGGGGTACCCCTAGGCGGACAATACTATATCTAGTGGTTTTTGGCAAATAGGAAATCTTTACCAGGATCCCAGCTCTAAAAACTGGTGCAGCTCAGTATTGATCAGGCTTAATTTATATGTGGATAAGTATAGGGAAGAGGTAAAAATCCCCCCGATGCACAGTCAGAGGGATTTAGATTAGAGATTATATTCGCTCAGTAATACCGAACTTCTGTGAAAGTTCTCTTATGAGTTTTTGACCGAACGCCTTGACTTCGGGATTTTGTGAAGTCATCACAAACTCAAATATCGAGTAGTCAAGATACTGACATACAGCCTTATAGTTAATAGAAGTAGTTATCTTATCGTTTTGCGATTGTTCTAATAACTGCCTTTTAAGAACGTTGAGTTCGTTCTCTACTATAACTTTGATGTCAGATAATTGTAGATCGTTTGACATGTCATATTCTCCTTTCTTCCCATTATTATAGGATAATATCAAACCATTACAACAAGAGATTAAAAAAAGATTTTATGACCAACACATTTCTTTCTGGCAACTACCTGCCGTGTCTGGTGCCAACTTTACCTATACTTACGTGCAAGGAGTCGTGAGATCTAGCTGATGCAGATTCACTACCATCTCAACGCTGGTGCGGGTAATTTATATCATAGATAAGACCCAAGAATCGTGAGCCAACGCTAATGCAGACCTAAAATATGATAGTCAAGAAAGCTTCCAGAAGCCGTGCTGCCGGGTACAGCAGCACAAACAATATAATATATTTAAGAATCGTAATCATTGACCTAATGCAGACTCATAGCCATGAACAAACGACACTTTGTCCCTTTCTATATCAAGCATCTCCTGCATTCTATGCCAAGGATCGCTGCCTGGTGACACCTGCACTGAGGCCCCATCGAACCAGTCCAAGAACCAATATTCGAGCCGATGCAATTCTTTGTTCTCGTTCACATATCCTCTCAACTCGTCTCCTGGTCCGCCCCAACTAAACTGCCAACGCCAATAGCCTTCGGGCTGATCGTCCCACGTGTGCGGATCCACATAGTCAAAGCCCAAGTGATCAAACTCAGGATCTTGTAAATCTTTCTGACGGTCTTTCCATTCTTCATCTACTCTTTGCTTGCATGTTTTACTCATCTTCTTTCTCCTTTGTCCATTCATCAATCTCCTTTTTATGTTTATTATAATAGTGAAGTAAGATGCTCTCATCTATGTCTGCCAACAGGTCGTCGGCCTGTCCCCACTCTGATTTTTCTCCGCAAAGATAAGACCAAGCCTCAGCGCCCGGCACCCAGTAAATTGAACCTCTGTCCTTACCAAAGTATAAGTCATCTGTTTGAACTTCTCTTAGTTCATTTTCGCAAAAATCACGAATCTTGTCTAAATCTGTCATCTTCGTTCTCCTTTTAATATATCCCATTTATATAGGATACTCTGGCAGCTGTCAACCATCCAGTTTACCAGGAGCTCCCTCTGCTTTTTATATATACCTAAGGGCAACGGGTCGTGAATCACGGCTGATGCAGAAAAAAACACAGGACTAAAGTAGGTTTAGCAACACCTGAGCTGGAGCCGGTTTTTATTAT